CTCAAAAGACCTTTTTCATCAAGAGACAGAGACTTGGACTTTATCAACTCATTTGGTAAAGTTGTAAACCTTTCGGTTGATTTGCTCTTTACTATTTGTCCAGTATTCATAAAAAAAATACCTTAAAAAGATTCGGGTGGAACAGGTCTGCTCTTGCAAACCTCCGAATCTCTCTAAGGCATTAATAATTTTGTAATGCACCTGATGTTCCACTATCAAGTACTCCGAATATAACATTTTATTTAACATCTTCCACTTTTTTCTTTACTCGGACCGCATAAGTATTGCCATCAATCCTGCTGGTTACCCTCCTGCCTACCTGCCTCAAGTCGCTAATCTTATTTGGAGGATATCCCATAAAGTTACAAACGCACTTCCCTGACCGAAATGTAACCGCTTTCTTCCTGCGTTCTTCTATGTCTGCTATGCTTAGGTCATAGACTAAGTACTCAACTGCGTTCTCTAAATGGTACGTTATGTCTTTCAAAACTTATGTTTTAGTAATGAGATAATACTTGCCCCGATATAAAAGCAGACCGCCAATGGCACTGCAACAATGAAAAAGTAAATGATTTGTACTACTCTCATAACTCCATTTTTAATCTGTCCTGTGGAATTCCGTACGTTGGACCATGACCAAGGTCTACCAAGTTACCATCATTGAAAAGGTCATCACCTGGGAAGAATCCTTTAAACTCATAAGTGGGGAACTCTCCAACCATCAAAGCATAATAATCGGGTATTGACCTTGATTTCCAAACACCTACTAAAAGCATCCCATTGGTTTTCTTGGTTGTCTTTACATCAATATATCCATGACCATTAATATAACAGTCAAAGGGGATAGGATGGTCCACGGTCATATCGGGGTAGATATTTTTAAGTTTACAAAATGCAAACTCTCCGCCAGTACCTTCAAGGTTAATGAGAAGGTCATCACCTCCACCCATCTTGTATGACCTGCTTCCTCTATCAATATTGTTCTTGTGTCTTGTGAGTGCGATTTCTCTGACAATTTGCTGCTCGTGTAAGTCTAATGTGATTTGCATTGTGTTTATTTTAAGTATGGGTGAGGCAATAACCCCACCCTTGTGATTTAAACTAAAATGGGGCATCCTCGAAGTCCATAGACTGAGTAGGTTTGCTACCACCTGCTGGCATAAATTTAGCATTACCGAGGATTGTACCTTTCTTGCCTTGCTCCCTTTCCTCTTTAGTAATTGATTCTACTATAAAACCATTGTTGCCATACTGGTCAACCTCTTCTTTGAGGAATAAGGTAGCAGATAAGTACTGACCTTTTTTTCCCTTGTACAAGCGTTTAGCGTCAATTTTACTAACATCAATTGAAAGACTGATTAACTTTTGCATATTTGTTTATTTAGATAGTTGAATTTTGAAAGTTGAATTTACTGACTTAATTGGTAGGTCACCCTTATGGTAGGTCTTTTCTTTGTCCTCTATCTCCTTTTGCTTTTCCTTTAACAAGGCAATCTGCTCTTCAAGTTCGGACCACCCTGCAAGGTCTGAGAAGTCATATTTAACACTTTCCATATTGGAAACAGTTGCACCAAGTATCTCTGCTTTTCCTTTAGGATGCTTCATAAGTTCTGATAAAACATTCTCAGTAATTCGGGATTTAACCGACTTAACCAGTTGCTCTAAACCATTGAACTTGATTGCTAATTCTAAAGGGTCAAGCAGTCCGTCATTAACTTGCTCTTGGATAGCATCTGCCATAAGTTCTATTCCAAATTTAGTGGGGGCAATATCCCCCACCTTGATGTCGTTAACCTTTAAGGAGTTCATTTTTTCTTGCTTTTAGTTGGTCCTTGATAAATGTGTTCGTTTCAATCTTATGCTTGTTGTCATCGTAAACCTTTTTAAGTTCTACAATGTTACTCGCTTTCTTGATTGCAATTGCCAGTCTGCCTATGGTCAACTCAGCATCTTCCTCAATAACCTCAACGGATTCTACCACCATTTCAGGTAATGCTTCTACCATTGCGTTCAATGCTACTGTGGATGCATTAGTGATTGATTCTGCCTCTGATTCATCAAGAACACCCAATCCTAACAAGTCAAGTGTTGCTCTCCGTTTTGCCTTGGTTTCTGCCTTCATAATGGCATTGGCATACATCTCACCTTTGAGTCCTGCAATGTTTACTGCCCCAATGGATTCTGTACACCTACCATCAGGAAGAGATGCCTTGCTTGTCACAATGTAAACTCCTGCCTCATCGTTAGTATCTCTGCTGGTAATGGTATGAGATACCTTGTGCAACTTGTTTAGTTGCTGAGTTCCTGAACGGGTACAATAAAGGATTTCTTTACCATTTAGGCGAAGAATATCAAAAGGTTTTGTAAATGGGTCTAATCCCATGCGTTCACAATACCCGTTATAATACCTCACTTTGTCGTTTGCCGACAGTTTTGACAAGTCCCCCTGAAGTATCAACTGGTTCGCAATAGAGGCTTGTTGGTTTTGATTCTGATTCTGTTGTGTCATTTTGTTGTGATTTAATGTGATAAGGAAAAGGTTTTTCTATTCTGAATGGTGATGAATTCTCCATTACTGATTTATGGGTAATGAAGATTTCCCAATCTTTTATACTTTTTAACCCGTAAAAGTAATACCATTGATGTCTTTGCCTTTCTATTGATTCATGGCATCTTAATGGATAGGAAGTTGCACGGATTTCACCACGGACCTCTAAGGTCATTTCAATTCTATCATAGTACATAGTCGCTATAATATTGGTGGTCATACTCTGAATCCATTTTAAACGTGTAAGCATCCATGCACTTCTGTTCTACCAATTCATAAAATGCAGAATGAAACTGAGGTAGGATGTTTATGCAGTGATACCCTGGTATAACAATTTCCCTAACACATACATCTACTATGTCATCAGTATCATTAATGGTAGCTGTGACCATAATCATGATGTCTGCAATGCTGACTTTTAACCATTCTGCTGGGATTCTAACATTTGTTGTGACTTGTTTTTTCATTGTGTTTGATTTAATTTGTTTTAAAGTTAATTAATTTCCTGCAATACTTGAAACAATTTTTGCATAGTTTTTAAATAAACCTTGCCAGTCTTTTCTGCCCTATTGACTGTGGCAAGTGAGATACCTGATAATTCTGCAAGTTTAACTTGGGTAACTTCCTTGTCTCTTCGCAACTTTCTAAGTTCTTTGTTTGTCATTGTTTTTGTTTGATTGTTAAAAAATCTTGTATAAATCCGAGTAAATATCTTTCTTGTTATCCTTGATTGCTTTTTCGCATGACTTGCATCTACTTGCGTGCTTGTCCTTAGATGATGCATTCTTGTTGAATTTCTCTATTGGTTTCTTTTTCTTGCAGTATGTGCAGGTTTTCATTGTTCTTCATTTTGTGGTAAAATTACAGACCTAACATAACCCATCAATCTAAACTGCTCAACAGTTACCTTGAGATGTTGGACCGCTTCGCCTGAGTATATCATGGCATCAATTAACTCACCAAGTAACTTATGGCGTTCAAAGGTATTTAGGTCTGTCCATTTAGGCAGTGGCATTTGGGGCATAGTGATTGTGTTTTAATTGTGATTGTATAAAGTGATTTGCAAAGTCTGCATTTAACCCAAATAGGTTGCAGTATTTTCTTGGTATTCATTACCTACAAAATTGGTCTTGAATCTGACCGATTATCCAAAGTATTGCGATAATTGTTGCCCAAGTGATGATGGTTTTTGATTTCATAATGTGTTTTTTGTTTGTGATTGTTTTGTAAAGATAATTCTTTTTTTAATACAAAGAACACTTTTTTAATCTTTTTTAAATTATTTTTTTACGATTACCCATAAAAAGAACCCCCAATATAGAAATATCAGGGGTAATCACATTAATAAAACACAATGAAACACAGTCAAATGTCATTAATAAATAGCATTCCATGCATACTTTTCACGGAATATTCAAGCATTTCCAAACAAAGTTTTTTAAGTTCCTGCATCTTTTCAACCTCTTCACGGGTCATAGGATTAGATGTTTCAAGCATAGTAAGGACCTCAACTGATGCAGATATGTACTCAGGATAGGTGTAACCTACCTCTTCAACGATTTCTTCAACCTCTTCGCCTTCGCCTAAAATGAGGTCATCTTCCATATTACAAAACTTTTCCGTTGTGTATACGCTTGTTCCTTACTTGATAGTTCTGACCATCAATATCAACAATGGCAAAACCATGATTATATTTATTTGCAAGTGGTCTGTATTGAGGATTCAGTTCACATAGGCAACCAACAGACCATGTGGTGATCATCTTTCCATCCATATCAAGTTCTGTATTTTCACTTGTGACATGGGAATGCCCCTGCATCGCAGATACCTTCCCACGCATATATAAACCCCTCGCAACATTAACTGGAGAGAATATACCACCACCAAATTCATGTCCATGAATGATGCTTAAATCACCTGCCTTGACTACCCTTTTATCCTTAATCATTTCTATTCCTTCCGCTCTTGACTTTATAATATTACCAAAGTCAAATTCATCAACACCAACTAATTCATGTGCCTTCATCCATAAAAAATGCTCATATCTTTCGCAATGGTTGCCCATCTTGTAATATATCTTGGCATTGAATACTTTTTTGATAATGTCCATCAAAGATTTAAACGCTTCCAATTCGTGAGCAACACTTCTTTTATTTGGGTCTTTTACGAATTTTGATAATCCAAAAAAGTCTAAGGTATCACCATTCAAAAGAATAGCATCAGGTTTCTCACCTTTAGCATAATCAAATGCACAAGTTATAGCATCAATAGAATGATATGGTATATGGATGTCAGATAAGACCAGCAAACGCTTTGCATCTAACTTATAAGGTTCATATATCGCCTCATCAGACTCAGGCAAGTTGTACGGGTTTCTTGGTCGTTCAGGTATTTGTTTTCTCACTTTAACTCTGTTTTGTGTTTTACCTTCAATGCCTCTCAACATTGTACGTGCGTTATCAATGCTTGAAAAAAGCAAAGGATTGTCTTTGTATACAATCCTTGCAAGTTTTAGAGTCGGCATCTCCCACCCATATTTCTCACGATACTCTGTGCAAAGTTGTGTCTTGTTCATTTAAAATATAGGTTTGCTTCTGCTTCCCTTCTGCGTGTAAGACCTGCAAGAACTTTGCTTCCTGCCTTGTTCCACTTGGCAAATTCTGCCCTGATGGTGGGGTCATTAGGATTTGCATTGACTTTTTTAAGCAGTGTTGACTTTTGAAGATTGGCAATTCCACAGTTATAAGCAAATGATACCAATGCTCCGAACTGGTTCATAGTAACTATTGCCGTCACTAACTTTGCCACCTTTGCAGCAAACTCGTTCGCTATCAGTTCAAACAGTTGCTCTGCTTTTTCTTGGGTAATTGCGTGACCCGGCATTACAGGTGAACCATCCTCGTAGAAGGTATTGCCATATCCAATTGTCCACTTCTTTGCAGAGCATTGGTATGCTTTCAACTTGCATCCTTCAAATTCCTTTATTAAGTCTGCACCTGCTTTATTTAGTTTCATATTCTATCTCTTAGGTAACGAATTAAGAACCAGACCCCAATCAATCCAAATATCCATAATTGCCTTCTTTTTGCCTTTCCTTTCCAATCTATCACCTCATTGCTTAAACGTACTGAATCGGTCTGTAATAACCTCACACGAGCATTATCTACAATGTATGACTTAAGTGTATCGTGAATAGTAATAGTTGTTTTTATATCTCTTGATTTCCACCTTGTGATAAAGGTAGTATCATTCACTATTTGTGTATAGGTTTCCGTATCTATGTACGTTAAAGTGTCAACCTTTGTAAGTGTATCTGATTTGGTGATGAAGGTAGTATCTGATATACACCACCCACCAGCAACCACCACTTTTGCAACTTGCTCAAGTTTGTCTTGGTCTCGGAGAACTTGCTTAACAGGATTGCATCCTAAAAATAAAAGTAAAAGTAGGTATCTCATTTTCTGAATATTTTCTCAACAGATGCAAACCCAAGTGATGAAGAAACAATAAAAGTCAATGAGTATATCACTTCTTCAGATGGTTTAGATATAGCAATGATACAAAGCGATAATGTACCAATGAAGGCACAAAATCTCTTCATGCTTAATCTATTGCTTTCTTCTGTGAAGAATTGCCTCATGCTTTTATTTCCTTGTACATTCTATAAACGTTGTAGACTATTGTTGATAGTCCTGCTAAAATAGCAACGACTACACCGACTTCAGACAAGGCAATATCTGCCCAAACCTTAATCAGTATAGTCGCTGCACACATTCCAATAGATTTGCTATCCATTTTCGTTTTTATCTTTTTGGAGTTCTTCGCCAATCTTAGCGTTAGTTTCTTGAAGTTGCTTCTGCAAGTATTCAATCTGAGCAAGGATGTCGTAGGCTTGTGCCTTCAGTTCTACAAGGTTCATAGTATTTAGTTTATGGTAAAATTACTAAATTAAGTTGGTCTGCACTCCACTGATATATCCATTCATTAATTGCCATTGCTGGTTGGTCACCCCAATTAATGTAGTCCTGACCACTGATAGTAAGGTTTCCTTGAGCAACTTGCTCACCTTGAGAGTCAACGCCATCAGTAGTAACTTTTGTAAACAACTGCCAATAGTTCGTAGCACTGCTTTCGTAGTTGTCATTGATGCCTGTGACTTGAAGATACTCTGCTACTTTGCTTGTTCCGTTTGTCCAGATTGTAACTGGCGAGATTTGTTTTGCCATTTTTATATATTTGTTATTGTTAATCCTAATTTATTTGCTGCCCAATTATATATCCACTCATTTGCTGATACCGATGAATCCCAGTCAATATAATCCTGCCCATTGATAGATAGTTCGCCAATGATTAATGTTTGAGATGATTGCTCTTCAGGACTAATAATAATTTCCTCAATTAACTGATACTTAAACGTAGCAGCATCAATAAGATTATCCCCTGTTGAGTAAAGCGTAAAAATATTTGCTTCGTGTTCTGTTCCTTGATACCAAGTTGTTATTGGTTGAATATTCGCCATAATTAATAAATTGAATAATATGAATTTATATTAGATTCTATGCCTGTTCTATTAGATGTTTGGTCTGATGCGTATAATATTAATTCAGGAATCTTCCCCGCAAATCTTCTTACACCTATGTTATAGTTTCCAAAAACGCAAAGATAATTACCCGCTTGTTGAATATTTGCAAGAGTTCCTGTGGTTGAATTTCCATTAATACCTACAACTGCCCCACTTCCACCATTCATTTTATTGTATGCTAAAATTGTTGTGGCATTGTTCCAATCAACTGAATTAACAATTGTTCCACCTCCTATTATTCCTATGTAATATTTATTTTGATTTGCACTTCCCAAATAAGCAGTTCCTAAATATGGAACACCATTTGTCGTGCCATCAGCACCTGCAAAAAATGGTCTTGGAGTTGTAGATGAATTACTTGTTTGAGTTCCTTTATATGCAACTGCAAACATTGAATATGTAACTGGTATATTATAAGGAGTTACTGAATTTGCCAATATATCATCTACACCATCACCTAAAATTGCAGGTTTTGAATTTACTGTTTCTATTACGCCTGATGATACTATTTTTGGTTGAGTTGTATTTGGAGCAAACGTGCTTAAATTTCTTGAATTACCACTTTGGTCATACCAATTAACTATAAATCCATTACCTACTCCAACAAATGTTGTAAGTGTAGTTGTATCTAATCCACCGCCACCATTAAATCCAATATCAGTCTCAGTATTATCACTTGACCTCCTTACTCGTATCGCAGCACCAGTATAAGCAGTCCTAAGTTTACGCAATGAGTATGCAGCAGCAGCACCTGTATAAGTGTCTAATAACAACGCAGCTGATGCAGTTGCCCTTGATGATGCTATGATTCCTAAGTTTAAACTCATTTTATACAGTTATGTCTCCGAATAAATACCACTCATCAGTTGCTATCTTCACAAGTGAACCACCGCTATATTGAGCAGCAAGTTTCAACGCACCTCCTGCGCTTCTTATTGTGACTCCACTTGTTGCCACTACTGTGGTCTGCCCTGCTCCGTATTGTGCTATGTCAATCTTTGTGCCGATTGGGAATGCGATTGATGAGTTAAGAGGTACAGTCAAGTTATTAGCAGTTGCCACGTTCATTTCAACTAAGTCATTAACATCAGTCAAAGCAAGTGTGTAGGAAGCAGTCTGCCTATTTGTTACAACACCATTAAGGTTCACCCATCCTGCACTTGTGTATTCATACAACCCCTCAGTCGCATCTGTGCAGTATACAATAAGACCAACCGCAGGTGAACTTATTGCAGTCCTTTGTGCATTTGTCATCCGAGGAGGAAGGAAGCCTTTGGTGGTGGATACAACATCTAATTGAGCAGAAGGTGAATGACTTATTGATGCTGCACCAATAAAAAAAGACCCTGTTGATTTTAAACAAGCTGTAAATGTTCCAGTACGTTCCCACATTGAAACGTCAGAAAAAGTTCCACCAGTTTGCCCAAATAAAATAATACCTTCACTTGCTTGATAGTTTATGTAAGGACCACCAGAACTCGCACCTAAAGTTAAACCTGTAACACCAAGCCTTATCGGTGCATCATATTGCCAAAGATTACTACTTAATAAACGTAATCTGGGGATACCAGATGCATCAAAAAACATAAAATCAGCAGTACTTCCACTACCCCAAAACATTAAACCGTTTACACTACTCTGAAAAATACTATTTTGTACTTGACCATTATCACCAGTAATTTGCAATGCTCCCTTTATTCTCGCAGTTCCGTTGACATCAAGCAAGTACGTACCCTCATCAGTTGTTCCCAACAATAGGCGACCTGTTTGCGTTAGTACCATTCTATTTGTGTAAGAAATAGAATTTCCTGCCGTTCCTGATGGGGCAGTATACCAAATATGCTGACCGCTTTTTAGATTATAAAACCCTGCAAAGTCATTACTAATATATTTCCATCCTCCATTGTAATATGTATTAGCAAGAATTCCTGATTCATTTTGATAACCATAAATTGCTCCACTTCCTACTTGTATTCTATCTACTAATGTATCCCAATTTGCAGGACCAGTTGCTGAACCAAATTTTACTGTACCCCCATTGAAAAATAAATAATTACCTGCTGAAATATTAACAGTTCTATTCCCACTTATTGTCCCATCTCCGCTATATATCGTAGTTCCACCAGTACTCACAGTCCAACTCCTATCTGCTGACAAATCATAGGCAGTGCCGTTGATTGTTAGTGTGCGTGTTGATGGTACTGGCGTGTAACCTAATGCACCTGCGATTGTGTTGTTTTGATACCTAAGATTAGCAGTATTCCAAAAGATTCCATCATTGTTGGATGGTGTAGGCACATAGCAATCATGTAATTCGCCTATCTCGTACCCCGTTTCGCATTTTACGAATATCTTACCATTGACATTGTGAGCATAGATTACGTAACCAAGTATTACTGAATGGTTGGGTGCAGTTGGTTTGACTGTTGTAATTGCACCTGCAATTGTAGGACTCAAATAAATGATGTCACCATCTGCCCAAGTTTCACCTTGTAGACTTCCTGTTGTGTTGATGCCTCTAATAATACCACTTGTGCAAATAAACCCTTCTAAATTATTTGTAATCGTTTCGGTTACGATACCGATTGTATCTGTGCTATTGGCATCGTTATTTCCTTGTGCAAGGACAACCGCCAACCTCTGACCCTGTGACCCTCCCTCTGCTGCCAATCTAATCCTTACCGCTCTATACTGACTCTCAAGCAAATCAGCACCCGTCTTGTTAACTACCCTCAAAACCTGCTCTTGCCCAACTTGAAGCGTTACGTTTCCACCTTTCAAACCTAAGTCAACAGTACCATCACTATCGTTCCACCTCATTACTCCAACACCTGTTGTTCCCGTTGGTGTTTGGTCAAACTCAACCTGACCTGCTTTGAGTTCGTATTCCCCTAAGTCTACATCACCTGTTGCTCCACTATAAGGAACACCACCACCATCTAATGCCCAATAAGTATCATAATTGGTATTGCTAAGTTTCTTTAATACCTGACCCGTACTGCCACCAACAGGAACGCCAACACCAGCAGGTCCAGCAGCATTGCTTACGTTTACCGTTATGTCTTCACTGCTTTCAGTAACTATTACTAAATCATTTGTTACGTTTACATCAATGCTCATCTTCTATGGTTTAGTTACATCATCATACACAATAAAATCACCTTCCAAATAGGTCTTCACAGTTAGGTCTGTAAAAGTCACCTGCATATCCCACACGTAATTACCTTTGGCAATATCAACTAATTTGTTCACTGTGATTTGATTATTACTTACACCTCCGATAGTTACACCGCTTCCATTAGTCAGACTAAGTGCAAGTACACCTCCACATCCTTTTCGGACCTGAATATAAACTGTTGCACCTGATAGGTTAACTGGTGTAGTATCTGCCAAAAGAGTAAACACCTGCTGCCAAGTGTCATTTCTCCAAATTTGAATATCAAGTTTACCTGGTCTAAAATCTGATGCCATTTCTTTTCTTTTAAATAGATTTATGATGGGTATGTGTAGTCTGTTGGGACTTCACACCTATTTTGCAAGTAAGGTAAGTCAAGAGCAATTGTTGCACTAACTCCTGCAAGATATTCGGGTGTGTCCTCCGTAAAGAAGTCAAGCGTTACCGAATCTTGCAAGACAAAGTCAAAGTCATTATAATGCAACTGAGCAATAATGTCTTGAGCAGTGAGTAATTGGTCAGATAGCACCTCTTGTTCATTTGATTGTTCAGGAAGTACCCTATCACAAAAGAACAAGGTGAAGTTGATAGTTGAACTCTTTCCATTGATAGATGCACCTGTTAAGTCAAAGAATAAAGCAGGGTAAACGTTATCAGTACCCTTGCTTAAAAAATCAAAAGCGTTCCCGTAGAAGGTTGTTTTGATTTGTTTGTGGGCATTTCCCAAGTCCTCTATTATTTCTATCAGATTGTTTAGGGTCATCCTTTTTTATTTTTTCAAGATAAACACGTAGTTTCTCTTGGTTCTTTTTTGTGTAAGTTTTATTCGCCACAGCATCGGTTTGTATTACCTTGATATTTTTCTTCAAAAGTTTTATACCTATCGCAATCGTAATCCCCTAACCATATAGTAGTAGTATAGGCATCATTGTCAGGAACAATAGTATCTACTCCAGTACCAGGGTTTATGTACTCAGGATATTTAGCACTCGCTTGGGATTCTTGTTTTAGAAACTTGATAAGTCTTTGCTTATAAAACTCTGCCCTTGCCCCGTACCTATTCGCAACATCTGCCAAATCTGATGCACTCGGTTCGGTTTGATTATCCCCTGTTTTCCTTACTACCCCTTTGTTGTAAAACTGATATGATAACGCCATAGGCAGTTCACTCATAACATAGTAAACCAAACAAGGTGTTATGTAGGTATTAAGCAAAGTTTCTTCATCACAATTCAAATCACCACATTCAATACCGCTTTGTAACCTTTCGTAAAGTGCCGTACCCAAAGCAGGGAGGATATATGCATCCTGTGCATAAAGGATATCAGGAAAGACCAATTTAGGGTCAACGTTTACGTGTAGACCTGTTCTGTCCTTTATCGTATCAACTGAGATAAAAAGTATATTTCTGCTCATTTTATTTCTTCTTTTTTACTACCACGTTTCTGCGCCACTCGTGCCTACATGATGGAGAATCTCCCCACCAACCACCGCCTCGGTCAAATACTGAATAACCAAGTCTTGCACTTAGCATCTCTATACCGCTTCTACTCCAAAGCCTATCCTCTCTAACCAACTTCCTGCAAAATGTCCTTGACGGGTGTGCAGCAGTATCTCTCTGCGAACTTGGAACAATAGGTTTCCACTCATAAGAATACTTAACCTCAAAGGTTGTAATCTCCATATCATCAACCAACTTGCTCAAAGGTTTAGTCAACTTCCTTTCCTCAATCTTTGGGTCATAAGTTACCGCACCCGATTCAACCAAGTAGGACAAGCGACCTTGTACAACCTCTCTTGTTTTCTTTACTGCACTTGCAATGTCATCAATGCTTATTTTCTTATCCTTATCAATCAATGCAAGGATTTGCTTATCAAGTGTCCTATCTATCAAGGCATCCTCTGCGAAGGCATCCTTGGCACTAAAAACCGCCTTTGAGTTGATTATGGTGTAATCCTCTTTCGGTTCACCAACCTCTCTGAATAAGCCTATAACAGTATCCTCATCAAGTGCTGAAAAACTGAAGTCTTCAGTCATTGGGTCATCATCTATGCCAAGCATAGCATTCACCTCATTGTCAGTCATTCCAAGACCTGATTTGAGCATAGTGACTGCAATCTCTTTGGATATCTTACCCTGTGAGAATTGCCTAATAACTCGCATCAATTGCTGATATTGTCTACCGCTAAGGTTCTTCAAATTATCGTTAACCTCTGCTTGTATTGTTTCAGTTGGTGCATTATCTGCAACCACTGGTCCGTATTTAGACATATCAATTCCTGCCTTTTCAAGTAACCACTCTTTTGGAGCAATCTGTAAAAGTGCTGCCTCGCTTAACTCAAATCCAATCGGTTCAACAGGGATAATGCTAATTTCAGAAGTAGCACCTTTTAAAGTTGCAAGTTCATTAAATATAGATTCAAGGAACTGCTGCTTGTCATTTACATAGGTATTCTTGAAGATTTCGTATGAATCCCTCATTTGCGTTCTGCTACCTAACTGCCCAGGTTCAGCAATACCGAAAAGACTTGGTGAGGTAATCTGATGACCTGCGAAAAGGTTGTTTTGTATAATCAAATCAACCCTTGTGAAATCCTCTTTAGTGATATCACTTGCACCGAGGTCCTCAATGATTGGTTTTCTTGCAGGGTCAGTGGTAAAAGAAAGGATAAATTTCTTACCATCACTTCCGCTAAACCTATCTGTAAATCTCCTTTCAATGTTCCTCTTCTCATCGGGAGAAGGTTCACCATTGGGAAGGGTAATAAGTTTGGATGCAGAGAATCCCGTTTGGGCATTGCCAAGAACGTGTCTGCTGACTTCTATATCAGATTCAATATAGTTCAATGCACCCATGTAACCTGGAAGAGCATAAGTGTCCAAACCTGGTCTATACTCTTTTATATAAAGTATCTGCTTACCTTGCCTGACTTTTGTATTAAATGCCATTAAAGGTATCAACTCATCTTTCCTTTCGTTCCAATCTTTCTTGTACCAAAACTGACTATTGTCTGTATTGCTCCTAATCTTAGTATAATCAATATGAAGCACATCAGTCAACTGCCCACCTGTTACGGACCAAATGACTTCAAGGTAAGCACCGCCAAATATTTCAATATCAATAGACACCTTCCTTGTTAAATCTGCAAGAGATTCAAACTGATTAGGTTGTGCTATGAATTGGTCTGCAACAGGGTCTGCTTCATCTGCCTTCCATCCGTTTCCAATAATGTAGTTAACCTTACCCTTTACGATAGCATTATGCTTTGCACTCTTATTGTAAAGTGCCAAAAGGTAGTTAGGGTAATCATTCTTCTCACCAAACTCAATATACCCCTTTCCCCTCTTTTCCCTGTACTCAGGTTGTCTTGCCTCTTGAAAATTTAATATGACTAAATCATTCATCATCTTGTTATGTATGTATTGTCAACCTCATGCTGTGTATATTC